CAAATGAACCGCTAGTTACTGCGGCCTCCGTCATATCTTTCGATTCAAACGGAACGGCAAAGTTAGCCGTGGGCGGAACAATCCCGCCTCTCACAACTTACGGCCTACACACTTTTCATGTGAAGTCCCTCTAACCCGACTCCTCCTAGGGCTTTTTCTGTACCCACCTAAAGAGCTACAGCTGTGCGGTCAAACAGCCCAATTCCGCGCCGCTCCTGGGGCCACCAGGGGTCCACTCGTAACTGTGGACTTAGGCGCGGACGGGATGTCCGCTGTAGGTATAGGAAGGGGAGACGAAAAGCTAACGTCTCCCTTAACCGGCTCGATCGCCGGCATAGGTATGTTTTTTACGTAGGGTAAAACACACACAAAACCCCCTAACTGAGTATCATCTGCTATCGCACGATAAACCGAGACTTGTGTCGTCGCTGTAGTGTCCAGATAGGTCACACCACATTGGTTTGCGTATAGATCGTTCGTCGACAGGACTGCCGTCCCACCGAGCGTCGTACGATAGTTTGGGCGAACTAGAAAGAAAGGAACCCTCCCGTACTGAGGGACCTCTGCTAACAATCCGCCATTCATGCTCCTCGCCTCTAATTGTATGCGCGCTAGTTGCGGCACATTCGAATTTGCTGGATATGTGACTGCATCAGCCACTGAAGTAGAATCCAACCAGCAAGTACCCGTTTGCGCCGCAAACCAGTTTGCATTCGCTGCGTTCGCGGTGAAGAACAATCGCATGCCGCCTCTCCAAAAGGCGTACATGGGTGCAAAGATGGACCAGTAGTCCTCGGCAAGGTCTGAACCAGTGAAGACGGCGCCCGAAGCGCTCATCAACCCTGGGACTCCCGGACGAACCGTAATTCGGCCGACGGCACTGGTCGTAATGATTTGAGCCTGTGTGAACACTTGAAGCAATTGTCGGATCGACATGATCTTCTCTCCAATACACATCGCCGCTGGTTTTGTACTCTGCGACGAAGGACTGGAATTACCAACACCAACCGGTGGGGTAATTTTGCATGCCTCAACATTCATGTGGCCCTTACCACGTAACTCTGCACGTGGAGGTCTTGGTTGTGGGTCTGCGAACCCCTCTGCTATGTAAGGGGAAATCAATTTCGTTCTGGGGAACGCAAACTCGAAGTCTTCACCTCCTGAGACTTCCATCAGAACATCGATCGTGCTTGAGCAGGTGCTGGGGGCTGTCAACTCGTTCAAAACGTAAATTGACATCACCCCATAGGACACCTCCGTATTCACGAACGCTGTCTGGTATGTGTATGGGAACTTGAGCGTGAACTCATTTCCCTCGCTTATGTCGATGATGTGTCTGTGCACAAACGACGAATCCTCGAGCGTAGGGCCCGCGGCTGTAAGACCAGGGTAGAAGGCCACTACCAATCTGCCCTGGTGCATCATCGTCTTGACAAACTTGAACGTCATCTCGAAAGAACCTCTGTAGTAAGCAAAGAGGTTAGCGAGGAAAGAAACTGGTGGCGCAGCTAGAACATTTGTGCCACTTGGTCCAACGCTCTGCA